GAATATATTTTTGAACCATTAGATGGACCAACATTTAATGACATTGAAACTGAGATTAAAGACTCTGTGGAAACATATATACCTAATTTATTGATTACCTCAATAAATGTTACCGCCCTTTCATCGGAAGAGGCTGGACCATACGTTACAACAGAAGGAAATGTTGTAAATACACAATTAAGTACACCGGGATTATCAACTAAAGAATATACGGCTAAAGTAAGAATTGACTATCAAGTAACTAATGATGTTTTCAATTCAAGTAGTTTTGTAATAATTAATATATAAGATGGCAAACAAACAAATATCATATACAACAAGGGACTTTCAAAACATAAGACAAGAGTTAGTAAATTTTGTTAAAGCTTACTATCCTGAGTTAATTCAAAATGTTAATGACGCTGCGGTTTTCTCAGTGTTTTTAGACCTTAATGCTGCAGTTACTGATAATTTACATTATCATATTGATAGAGGTATACAAGAGACTGTATTACAATATGCTCAACAAAGTTCATCAATATATAACATCGCAAGAACATATGGACTTAAAATTCCTGGGCAAAGACCTTCAGTTGCGTTAGTTGATTTTTCAATTATAGTTCCTGTTGATGGGGATAAAGAAGACATTAAATATTGTGGAATATTAAGAAGAGGTTCCCAAGTATATGGAGCTGGACAAGTTTTTGAAACTGCCGGTGACATAGATTTTTCAAAAGAAACAAATAGCGAAGGTTTTAGAAATAGAACTAAAACACCAATTCAAAATACAAATGGTATAACTATTAATTATAGAATCACAAAAAGAGAACCCGTAGTTAATGGTATTACTAAAGTATTTAGAAAAACGATTACAACATCAGAATCTAGACCATTTTTAGAATTGTTTTTACCTGAAAAAAATGTTTTAGGTGTTACAAGTGTGTTATTAAAAGATGGGTTAGACTATAATAATGTTCCATCTGTTGAAGAGTTTTTAGGGTTGAACAATAGATGGTATGAAGTTGACGCTTTAGCGCAAGATAGAATATTTGTCGAAGACCCTACGGGTTCACAAAGTGCCGCTGGTAAAAAAGTTGGTAAGTATCTTCAAACGAGTAATAAATTTATAACTGAATATACTCCACAAGGATTTTTAAAAATGACATTTGGTGGTGGAAGTCAGTCAACGGATGAATTGTTAAGAGAATTTGCTAGAAATGGGACACCTTTGGATTTATCTAAATATTCAAATAATTTATCATTAGGTTCAACAATTACTCCAAACACAACGTTATTTGTTCAATATAGAATTGGAGGTGGATTAGGTACTAATTTAGGTACAAGTATCATCAACCAAATTGGAACTATAAATTTTGCGGTTAATGGTCCAAATCAATCAATTAACAGTTCAGTAATTAATAGTTTATCTTGTACAAATGTTACTGCGGCAATTGGAGGGGCAAATGTACCAACAGTTGAGGAAGTTAGAAATTTGATAGGATTTAATTTTTCGTCTCAAAATAGAGCTGTAACTATTAATGATTATAATTCGGTATTAAGAAAAATGCCATCACAATTTGGCGCACCTGCAAAAGTTGCGATAACTGAGGAAGATAATAAAATTAAGGTTAAAATGTTATCTTTTGATGATGAGGGTAAATTAAGTTCAAATATTTCAAGTAGTTTAAAAACAAATGTATCAAATTATCTATCAAATTATCGAATGATAAATGATTATATTTCAGTTGAAAGTGCTGAAGTAATTGACTTGAAACTTGAAATTAGTGTGGTATTAGATTCAACACAAAATCAAGGAACGGTTGTCACTAATATAGTTAATACTGTTGACACTTTTTTTAGTCCTTTAAATAGGAATATGGGTGAAAATGTTTACATATCAGAATTAAAAAGATTAATACAATCATTAAATGGGGTTTTGTCAATTAATGGAATTAATGTATTTAATTTAGTGGGAGGTCAATACTCTTCAAATCAAACATCACAAGCTTATAGTAATAATACTACAAAGCAAATTAGTTTGATTAATGATACATTATTCGCGACACCATCACAAATCTATCAAATTAGATTTCCTAATAAGGATATTACAGTTAGTACTTTAAATTTAAGTACAGTTAACTTCTCTTAACTTTCGAACATAATTTACTATTTTGAAAATAGTAGCTAAACTATTTATTAAAAAAGTAAAATGCCGAAGTCATATAGAATACGTACACAGTTAGGTATCAATCAAAATATTCCTGTTAAGATACCTATAGTTTTAGAACAAAATTTTGATACATTAGAAATTTTGTCATTGGCTATTCGTCCTGATGATATCTACATTAGAAGTTGTGCGGATTATGGTGTTGTTTGTGGTAGAATATTCTGTAATAATGGGTTTGGTATTCCTAATGCAAGAGTTTCAGTATTTGTCCCAATTGAAGAGATAGATACTCAAAATGATTACATTGCTTCATTATATCCTTATACAAGTTTTGCAGATAGTAATGATGATGGATATAGATATAATCTTTTACCTTATACTCAATCACACTCAGGTCACGTACCTACCGGTACTTTTCCCGAACGTTTAGATGTTTTAACAGATAAACCTCTTATTCAGGTTTATGAAAAATATTACAAGTTTACGGTTAAAACTAATGAATCAGGTGACTATATGATTTTTGGTGTTCCGTTGGGGCAACAAACTTTATTTATGCAAGTTGACCTTTCAGATATTGGTGAGTTTTCATTAACTCCTCAAGATTTAATAAGAATGGGATTGGCAACTGAAGATACTGTTAATGGTTCAAAGTTTAAATCATCAACAAATTACGCTGAGTTACCACAAATTATAACGATTCAAAAAACAGTTCAAATTGAACCATTCTTTGGTGAGTTTGAGATTTGTAATTATAACATTGCGAGAGTTGACTTTGATTTAACTTCTGAAGCAAATGTTAAACTTGAACCTACAGCAGTTTTTATGGGTTCAATAATATCTACAGATGATACACAAAAAGTTGGTAAAAACTTTAAGTTTTTAAATGAACAACAATCGGCATGTAAAGTTAAAAGGACTGCTGGTGAATTATGTACCATGACTACAGGTCCGGGTCAAATAGTCGCTTTGAGACAAACAATCTTTAATGATAAGGATGGTAGACCAATTTTAGAACAAGCTCAATTAGATAATGACGGTAAAGTTATTGACGAAAATGGAGTATGGGTATTAGAAGTACCTATGAACTTGGACTATGTGTACACCGATGAGAATGGTGTTAAAAAAATAAGTAGTGACCCTAAGTTGGGGGTACCAACAAGGGCTAAGTATAGATTTAAAGTTAAGTGGTCTCAATCACCTGCTTTAAGTGACCCAACCAAGAGAGCGTATTTCTTATTACCTAATATTAAAGAAAGAGGTTGGACTGACCCATTTACCGACCCAATATCTTATTCATTTGGTACATTTCAGGTTACTGATACGGGAACTCCATTACCTAATGGAGATTTGGTAACTTTACTTCTTCCAGTTCTTGAAGGTCAAATTATTAGGATTAATACAGTTCAGAATGTTAAAGATTTAACAATTACTGACCCTAACGGCAATCCTTATCTCAGTCAATTATTCAGAGAAGCTGGTGATTACACATTACAATTTTATAGAGAAGACCCTGCCGCTCAATATTTATTTACTTTTTATAATATTCCTTTTGAAAGGTTTATGTTGGAAGGTTCATACGCTTTCAGTTTGGATTGGAATGATTATGCGGTACCTGATGAGGCAATTAATTGTAGGGATACATTTTATGACATGTCGTATAATAAAGTTTATACAACAACTCAGTTTATCGACAGATATCAGGGAAGTAGATTTGCTTGGAATACTCTTGGTGTTAAAAAAATCACTGATACAAGTTGTCAAGGGGATTATAATACATTCCCAACTAATGACGCTTTTTACAGGTTTGATTTTATTTACTTAGTAATCTCATTTTTTTTAAACATATTTAAGTTTCTATCTCTACCTATTTTATTTGTTATACATGTTCTCGCATGGTTAATGACAACAGGTTTACCATTGTTATTTCTTTTCTTAATTGCGTACTTAGGTATACAAGCTGCTCAAGATGCTAGTGCTGCGATTTCCTTTTACTCTAACGTTGTAACTGTTGGTGTTGGTGTTGGTGCGGTTACAGTATTTAACTGGGGAATTCTTGCTCTTGCGATTTTGTACACCATATACGCAGCAATATATATAGGTTTAGCGGTTTTATTGGTAACCCAATTAGATAAGATTAAAGAGATTGGAAATAAATTGAAAAATTTTACTCTACCATTAGTTTTATATACTGATGACGGATGTGAAAGATGTAAGTGTAATTCATCAACATCTATTGATACTGAAATTGATGGTTCATTAGGGGCGGTCCCACAACCACCTGGTGACCCTCAAACATCTTTTTTAATTAATTCAACAGCGACTGTAACATATAATGGAATACCTGCAAATCAAATAAATAATTATGCTCAAGTATTCGGAGGTTCTTTAGACATTAATATAAAAAGATTCCCAATCCAAGAGACTTATTATAATAGTCTTGAAGGAGAATTAACTCTTACGGGTGAATTTTATACAACAACTGTATTACCAACTTCGGAATTATATAACTTATTTAATACCAAATCAAAATATTTTGATAACGTACCTGGTTTTGGTGATGGTTCTGAACTTGGGTGGAATCAAATAAAGGTAAAATGGTTTCCTAATGAAAATCCGGCACCTACTGCTCACCACTTAGATAATATTATGGTTTTAGTCTTAGATAAATCAGCACCTGATTATACATTAGGTCAATTATTATCATTCCAAGACGATGCGTTAAGTGGTGATGCAAATAGAAATGTAACAACTGGTACAACTATTTTTCCGGCGTCAATAAATGTAAATTATGCTAACCCTGATTTTCTGTCAAATGGGGGGTCTAATTTAAACACAACATATATTGTACCTGTTTTATCCTCAACAACATCTGTTTCTGGAACAAGTTCTTTTGCTGCGGATGTTGAATACTTCCAAGTTATTACAGGAATGACTATTGGACAATACAAATTATTAGCAAATCCAAATCCTGACGTATTAAGTTTTGGTGTTAGATATCTCCAAAGAATTACTCCGTCAATCGGTCAAAGTGTACTTAAAATTCCTATGATTAGGACATTAGGTGGAAATAACGCTAGTAACGTAGTTTATGGTAATGATTCAACAGACATTTATTTAACTAATTATATTACTGATTATGATGAATATAAAATAGTTTTATTACAACGTGGTATAGATGCTCATTCACCTAGAATCCCTCAACAGATTGATTTATCTCGAATATTTGGATTTCCTACATATAATAGTGGTTTAGTTATTAGTGGAGAATTTAAAATGAATTATCCTATTACAGGAACAATTTATTCAGAAAGACATGATAACACATTAAATAATACTTCAAACTTATTTAAACCAAGTTATGCTTTTACCTATACTCAGAATGACTATATTACTACTGGAAATACTACATTACCATCATATTATTCATCGGTAGACTCTAATTTGTTTAATACGTTAAATGGCGGATTAACTTATAATGGTAATAATATAAATAATCCTTGGGATTTTATTAACCCCACCGACACTACAATTAATTATGTTGGCACAAATATTTTAAATGATATTACTGTTCCTAACGGAGAGGTTTTGACAGTTAATTCTTCAAATGTATGTAACGAACCTTCAGTAACCACATCATCACCAAATTCATTTAATCCCCCATCTTATCATGTAAATTCACTTACAAAAATATTCACAAATCCTCAAACTATATATACCCTATATTCAAATGCTCTTGGGTCGTTTTCATTTTACACTAAACAAGTTGATAATCGATGTACATCTAACCGTAATGTTTTAGGGTACCAAGGTAATGAAGTTGTTGATGGAGCGTCGTTCATGAGAAGTAATTTTTCATTTAATGGGGAAACAGGAATTTTTTGGGATGTGCCTGTTTTTAATACTATGCCAAAATTTACTGATGGTTCAGGCGCTTTAGGTTCTGCCATTCAAGACTCAAATTATCAGGCCCCATATAATGGTAACCCAAAATTTTTCTCAACACAATATTCGACAGGAATGACTACTTCTTTAAGTAATGATTCAAATATTGTATTTAGGTCTGATAGGTTACCTACCTCAACAACTATACAAACTGCTAGAATTAATAGTTTCCTATTACATCAAAATAGTCAATTTGCTATTTTTAAAGTTAGTGATGAAGGAGCGTCGGAACAAGTTATTACTATTGATACTACACCTCAAACAAATAACGAAAATTCACAAATTTTTACACCTCCGGCTTATGCTGGTGTACTTGAGAGTTTAAACGATTGTCGTAAGGCGGTTCCATTATCTTGTTATAGAACAGTTAATGGCGAACCTGTTATAATATCCAATTGTAATGAACTTTATATGGACCCATCCGATTCAAAAAAATACTTTTTATACAATTTTGGATGTTACAATTTTGTATCAAAACCAATAACAACTTTAGGTCAAGACATAAAAAATATTGTTGAATTGTTTACAAGAATTAATTTAAATTTGGCTTTATGTTTTGATATTACCTCACATAACTTTACTAATCAATATATTAATGGTACGTTATACGCTTATCCGTTCCAAAACCAAAGAATATTTGATTTAAATAATAATCCATCAAGTTTATATTGTACGGATTTAATTTATTTACATGACCAAACAAGTAATTTTTACTACAGAAGTAGTCCATTCCAAACACCTGACCAAACTAATCCTGAGACAGGAAGTTTTATTGGTAAGAAGAATAATAGAGGAAATGCAACTGGTACAGGTAATGATAAATTTTTAGGGTCACCGACAACATTATTAGATTTAGGACCAAAATCGGATTTTATACAAGAGTTAGTGTATAATGATGATTATGATGGGTATATTGTTGATAAAGTTAAATCAACATCATTCCAAGCTATTAGTGATATATTAAATTTATTTATTTTAAGTAGATTAATTAATACTTCATTTAATGAACAACTTACACCTAATACTGAAAGTGGTGATGAAGGTAGTAGTGACCCATCGGTTAAGGCGTTATTTTCAAACTCAAGATGGAATAATGGAGGGGCAACTTTCGTACCTGGATATGTTGATGGTGATTACTCACAAATGATTGCTATAAATTCACAATTTGGTATAACTGAATTTTCACCTGAATCGTATGGTTCTGATTCGGTATACCTTGGTCAAAATACTATACCTCTTGGTGGTGGGGCATCAATTGGTTTTCCTCTATTTGGTTTGTTACTTACAGGTAATACACAAGATAGAGATTATATCTCACCAAGAAGAACTATATGGAATAGCGGAGGAACATTAACAAATAATCAACAATTAATTGATTGTTGGTTTACTAATATTACAACTAATTCTCAGGAAGTCCCATTTTATCAATGGTCATTAGATTATCTTAGTCAGACACCTCAAAATATATTTGGTAGTCAATCAAACAATTATAGTACAAATGATGGAACGTTTTTCTCTTACAAATATCAAAGTTTAGATAGATTAAACCCGGCGTCACAATATTTCCAAAATGACCAAGCTGATGGTTATTACATCAGAGGTACTCAAATTAATTTTGATAATAACGGAGTACCAACCGAGTCAATACCACAAAACTTTGAACAAACGTTTTTGGTTGGAGCACCATTCTATTTCTATTTTGGATTAAAGAAAGGTGCAAGTGCAATGGATGTGTTCATAACAAAATATATTAATACTGAAGTAAATGTCTGATTTAGGTAATACTCGATATATTAAAGGTTCTTTAAGATTTAAAGGAGCGACTGATGAAGACATCAGTTTACAAATTCCTATTGAAAATACTATTAAAGAACTTGAAGAATACTCAAGAAATACAAATTTAAATTTAGCTCAATTATTTGATACTGAAAGACAAGCTTCAACAATTTTTGTTCCTACTTGTAAATTTAATATGGTGTTTGAAAACGCGTATGAAGGTGTTGCTGGTAAGTTGGTTAACAATCAAAATTATCCATATCCACCATTTAATAATAATTTGTATTATTCTAACGCTTTGGTAGATAAACAAAGCCAAATCAATTTTAATTGTTTAACACCTATTGCTTGGAAAGGATTTCCACAGTATGATGAATTTAAATTTATTAGGACTGATTACGGAATACCTGGATGGACTATTGGGGCAAACAAACATATTAAATTTCAAGCAAGGGAAAGTACATTTTATAATTGGTATTTTCATTTAACCTACGCTTTTAGTTCAACAACTGCAACAACTATGCAGTATCAAACAGGTGAAACAACGACATATAGTTGGACTGCTGGTGACGGTATACCATTTATAATGAATAAGACGAATGACGGTGACGGAAAACCTATGTTAAGATTTACTTGTCCTTGTCCACACGGATTAACCCCCGGTGAATATGTGTCATTAATTTTCCAAAATGGTGGTAATTGTAATAACATACAAGCATTTGAAGTCTATAATTTAGGTAACGGTTTTGTTGATTCTGAACTTACAATTTTTGATGTTTATGATGTTGGATACCAATGTAACGTTTTTACAAATGGCGTACAAGGTACATTTAAAAGAGTATTAGATATTAACAATATTGAAGAAACAACCTCGAAGTATTATGTAAGATTACACAAGATATTAACACCATATCGACAAGCTATAATTAATAATTCAGGTTTTGAAAATAACGCTTTAAGAACAAACAAAAAGTTTGAATCAAAATCGTTACAACCACCATATTTGAATAATGAAGGTAGAGTATCTGTTAAAGAAGATAGTTTATCTTACAATGTTTCTTTTCAAGAATACCTTGATTTAAAAGGAATGATTGATAATCAAAGAAGACCTGTTTCAGAAATATTTGTTACAGTAATTAACAGAGGTTTTTTTGGTTGGTTTAATAAACCTAGTGGTGCAGGTAATGTTTCGTTAAGACAAGGTTGGGATTTTAATTTAGGACCTCAATTAAATAATTGGTGGTCAAGTCAGTTTTCATTAACAAATGTTACAACTAACTTTTGGAATAATACAGGAACATTTGATAACTATGAACAAAACGCAACACCATTAGTTTCACAAAGAACATTTTATTATAATAGAAATTTAAATACAGGTAATACAATTTATGGTGACTATTGTGAATGGAGTGATTTTGACCAAAAAGAAAGGGTGATATCTGATTATTATCATAAGTTTACTTTTAATCCTGATAACTTCTCAATTGGTCCTGACATTCAAAATCCACTTGGATATTATTACAAACCTCATCATACTTTAACGGTCAAAGAATATTCACCATATGTTGAACAAAGTGATGAAGGTAATCCTCAAAATTATAGAATTGAAAATTTCCCAAATTACGCATATTACTCTGTAAGAAATAATGATTTTAGATGGAGAGATTTATATCCATATGGTTTTATAGATGAAACTAATGTTGGTGTTGATTATCCATTTATGAATGGTAGACATTATTTATATGATAATTTCTTTTTTAAAATAATACCTGAAGGTACTAATGTATTTAACTCTAGTAGTTCAGTAAATGACCCAATAATTGACGGATGTGAATAAATATAAAATTTTAAATACAAACAAAGATTTTCAGTTACAGGTTAACATCCCGACTACTTGGGATTATGCTAACCGAGGTGATTTAATTGATGATTACGAATCTATTGTTGCTAAAGAAATGGTTGGGGTTCCACAAAACTTTGAAATGGCTAGATTCTCAAGAAAACCAACATATGATGCTAATAATGAACTTAATACTTCAATAACTTATAAATTTTATTTTGCAGATTATACACAAAATACTACGACACCATTAGCTTTAAATCCAACTTGGTATAATAGTTATGAGTTAGGAAATACCTTTACTTCCGAAGAATTAAAAACTAATGCAAAACCTGTTCAAAAATCTTTTTTCAAAGTTGATTTGTATGATACTAAAGATGCGAGAACACAAAAAAATTACCTTACTTTAATATTAAATGGTTCATTAAGTTTACCAACTGAAGTTGTTACGTCAACAACAACGACAACTTATAATTGTAGTACCTTATTAATACAAGTATCTTCAAAGGTTAATAGTATTAGATATACGGACTGTTGTAATAAACAATCAACTATTAATGGTGGAGGTAATTATTTTACTGGACAATTATGTGTTTTAAATAATTCAAATATAATTTTTAATACAAGTTCAGGTACATTTACAATTCCGTCAGTGGCTGGAACATATTCTTCGTTTAGTGGAGTAATTGCCTTTATAAGTGGATGTACATGTATTGATAGTTCAGGAAATGAAACAAATGTTACAACTACAACAACTATTAGTAATGTTGTACAATCTTTAGCACCGACTTTCGAATTAGACCATATTGGATTAAAAGAATCTTATTTTATTTATTGGTTTAAAGATTTTGATATTTTAAAACTCAATAAACTTTACATGAGAGTTAAGTTTTTTAATGGAAAGACTGGTGAATACACAACTTTCACGACACGAAAACAAACTAGTATTAATCCAAATAATCCTTTTAGAATTGATAACAATTATTTTTATCGTGAAGTAACTTTTGATTTTGTTAATTACTTATATGATGTAATTGGTTTTGGTAAAAGTTTACTGACATTAGATTGGTATGAATATATAAACCCACCAAAGAATAATGGTTAATGGATACTATTAAAATAAAAATATCACCTGAGTTTTTAAAGACTGACATTATTAGTGAAACTTATGATGGTAATACTTTTGGTGTATACTCAGGTCTTAGCCAAATGTTAAGTGGTGGAACAAATGGTTCTTCATTATTTACAGGATTAACAATACCGATTGTATTAAATCAAGATTATCACGATATAGGATACTATTCAGTTTTTGATGGAAATATTAGTCAGCAAAATGTTAATGTTAATTTTATTTTTAGTGCAACGACAGGGTCACCATGTACATACTATGTTTATAACACTACAGAAAGTACAATTAATTATTTACAAGATTCAACATATCAGGTTGATTGGGGAGATGGTACACCCGTTCAATCCATAACTAATTTTTCACCTGATTATATTAGTCATGTGTATTCACAGTGTGACTCAAACAACCCTCAAAACTTTGTAATTACTTTAACTCAATTTAATAGTTTTGGTATTCTTACTGTTCAAAAAACAATAGAAGTTCCATTTACAAATGTTGATATTTTAAATCCATTAGGTACTGTTACGTTTGTATCACAAGGTGGTAATTGGAGTACCGCTCCGTCATCATATAATTTTACTTGGACTGGCGACTCTAATCTTAACTTATACGAACAATCATCTCCTGCTTATGTCTCAGTACCTTATGTAATTTCGGGGTCAACTCAGTCAAGATTAAGAGAATTGGCATTGTATGGTTCAAACCCATATCAAATTGGCGTTGATGTATCAATCCCTGATTGTCCGGGATGCATAGGAACGGTTACAAACATACAAAATGGATATACCGCTTATACAATTAACAACATTGATTATTTAGATTTTTCAGGAGGGACTTCAATATTTGTTGCATATTCTTCAGGATTAACTGAGTCAATGTTACATTATAGTGCAATAACTAAAAATGAAGTTTTAATGAATGTTATTGATGATTTCCAAATTGAGACTACTGTTTTAGTTGAAAGAGGGGTTAATAGTGGGTTAGAGAATTTTAGAAGAATCGGTGAAGTAGGTACTACACCGGGGTTAGTTAAATATGGATATGGTTTTTTCAACGTGGTTAACAGTTAAAAAAAATCATTATTACTATTTATAAAAATAAACATAGATAAATAAAAATTTGTGGCTACAGGTAATTACGGAACAATAAGACTAGCGGATGTAAGTCCCGCAGATGTTGAAATAATAGTTCATTATACGGCATCGCGCGACCAAACAGAAGATTTTGCTCTTTTTACGATACCAAACTCTAATCTTACACCATATTTCAATAACGCAAGTACAGGTGGAGATACAAACCAAATATTAGGTGGTTTATACAATTTAAATTTACCGGCAAATCAATTTAATAATTTAGGGATTTATACAATAATCTTACGACCTGCTCAAATTAATACTGTAATTACTGATTGTGGTATTTTAAGTTCTTTACCAAATGTAAAAGGAATTGTAATTGATTTATCAAATGTACCATCAAATTACCTAACAAATTTTGCAAACCAAGGATTGGTTGGGTTTAGAGTTGAGTACTATGACCCAACAGACAATACAAAAATTCCTAATTTTTATAGAATTATTACTTCTAATTTTTATTGTGAACCTGTTACTCAAAATTTAACAAACACTCAAGATAAATCTATTAGATACATATATTCTCAAGGGTCATCTAATTTAGTTTTTTGTACATTATCACCATCATCGGCACCTACAAACAGACCAAATGCAATACCTAACATTGGACAACCTAATCAAAATATTGTAATAACAAATACATTCTTTAATCCGATATCTTTAGAAGTTGAAATTGTTGAACATGACATATCAACATTAGCAATTGCTCTTTATGGTAATCAAACTAAATCTATTGATGATGGAATTTATACTATCTATGATACGTCTAATAACATTTACAAACAATACAACTTATACGAAATTAGAGACCAATTAAATAACTTATTGTATGAAGTTAGACAAGATAGAGGGAATGATATTGATAATACTAAAAACTTTGAAACAATTATTGTTTAATGGTAAAATATAAATGTCCACCACAAGGACCAACAGGGGCTAGTACATTTTCCGACAATATAGTTGGGTTACAACTTGTGCAAGGTGGTGGATTAACTACCGCCACTTTTGACTTTACTACTTCAGTTGTTGAAAAAGTTAATAGAAGTTTTGATATTGGTACATTCTCAACACCTATATCATTAAATGATATGGGAATTGATTTAGGAAAATCATTTCAAATTTTTCAAAACAATTTTAAAGTAACCCCAAATTTTGATAGTACAAAAATTACTAATTTTACGGCTTATGGTTCTTTAACAAAAAGATTTGAATCATCAATAATTAATATTATTAATTATTTTCCAGCGGCTTTAGAAGTTATTAATTTAAGAGAAGGTTATACAACAGGTAATACCGCTCAAAACATAACATTTTATCCAAACGAAAATGTTACAGAATTAGATTTAGACGTTAGTGCAATAAGAAATCCCTTTGGTATTAATTTTACTGTAAATGCGAATAGTGATATTAATAGTTTAGAATTTTCAATTTCACAATATAGAAATCTTACAACAGGATATACCGCATATATTTTAATAGTAAATGGGAACCAATACCCATTATCCTATTTGTTTCCAACACAAAGTTTAACTTCGGGAACACTGACAATACAAGTAGATGGAAATCCTTTTTCAGGTAATTCAACATCAGTTGATACAATAATCATTAGACCAAATGATGTTATTGTTAATGAAGTTTTTAATCTTAATTTAGATGAAGTTGATGAATTCCTTTTATATAGATACGTAACCCCAATATATACTGCTCAGTTTCAAATACCAACTGAGGCGGATAATGGAAACATTTTTACAAGGTATCAAAATGTTACTTGGCCTTTAGATGGCTCTTGGAATTTAGATATAAGAACTGAAAACTTTTCTTCATATATTGAAACTTTAAATCAGATAGGTAATGAGTTTGATAGTCAACAAACTGATTTATTATCAAGGTTTTATGTTACCGACGCTTTCCAAGAATTTGACACACCTGATAAAAAAGTTGAAAAAACTTTAAGAATATATGGTAGAAGTTTTGATGAGAGTAAAAAATATATAGATGCACTTTCATTCATGACTTCTGTGAATTATAATGTTGGTAATGATATACCATCTAAGTTGTTACCAAATTTAGCAGAAACTTTAGGATGGTCTACAAACATATCACCAATTACAAATACTGATTATCTTAAGTCTGTTTACGGAACAACCGAAAATGCTTTTCCGGGATATTCAACAAGTCAAACTATCGATGATTTAAATAGCCAATTTTATAGAAATTTAATTTTAAATTCCGCATATTTGTACAAATCAAAAGGTACGAGAAAAGCTATAGATTTTTTGATGAATTATATTGGAGCACCTGAGGCATTAATAGAGTTTAATGAAAATGTTTATGTTGCAGATAGTCCCATTGATACCCAAAGATTTAACGAGTTATTTGAACAAATTTCAGGTGGAGTTTTTATACCTGAAACACCATCATTGGACCCTTTGAATATATATAGTTTTCAGGGTAACCCATTTACGGCTTATACCTCAACGACAACAATTGAAACTGTTACAACTACCATAGATGATTATCCTGTGGATAGTGAAGGGTACCCAAGTCCAAGAGTAAATACGGAAAATATGTTTTTCCAAAAAGGTGAAGGATGGTTTGAGCAAACACCACAACATAGGTCTCCTGAAGAATTAATAATAACTACTGATTCATTTACGGGTCAAAATTTAAATGTTCAAACTCAATTAGAACCATTTACGTATGGTCAAAAATATTTAGAGACATTTAGAGATTTCCCTTTTTTAAATTATGGATTTTCAATTAAAAAAGTTAATGATAATAAAAAAAGTTGGAGTGATTTACAACCACCATTAAGAAAAAATACTGACGATTTGTTTGACGCTTATTATACAGTCAGTGACGATAGATTAGTTTTAAATGTTAAAAATGTTGATTTATTTTTAAATCCCGCGCAAGCGTTAACGTATGATGTTTGGTACCTGTCAAATACACAAAATTATCCAATACCCTTATCAGGGTTATCTAATCCATATCCACAAATAGGTGGAATAGATTGGACATTTATAAATCCTCAACCACAATACGAAACCTTCTTTGAGTTTTATAAAACTTTTTGGAGTAATATGATTAATGTAAGAAATAGACAATTCTCTTCTGATGGTAAGACGAGCGGATACCCGACATTACAATCGTTATTTTGGAAATATCTAACAATGTATCAAGATGTTGGTATTCAAAACAATAATTTCAATTATCAAAATATGATTGAATATATTAATGGTTTAGGTGATTCATGGATAAGATTAGTTGAACAATTTATACCTGCAACAACTATTTGGAATACTGGAACTAAATTTGAAAACTCTATTTTTCATAGACAAAAGTTTGTTTATAGAAGACAAAGAATGTGTCAGATAGTATCTGAAGATACCGTAGGCCCAATTAGTAATGGTACTGTTGAAGGTACTTTAGGTGCTCCGTCAATAACTTATCCTATTTTATTTGTTGACCAAGGGGGTGTTATTGATGCTTATAATATGACATTACAAGATTGGATTACAGATAATGGGTGTAATCCAAATCCAAATAACGTATCAGTTTATTTTGGATTTTCATTTACTATAAATGGAGTTAATTTTGTTTATCCTGGTAATCCTGAAAATTATTTTAATGGTGCTACCTTAACAAATGAACAATGGTATGATATTGTAATTGAAGGATTTACTGATATACAATCTCAATTGTTTGATGTTGGAATTGTTGCTACTTATGATTATTCATATCCTAATTTATATTATATTTTAGAATCTAATAATGTAACATTCTTTGAAACCGCACCAGTGTCTACTGACATAAACATTATAGTTAATTTAACAACAAGCTGTTTATAACATGTCATTTTTTTATAACATATCGGTAACTGGAGATTGTACTAATAGTAACTTAGGTAGTTTCAGTGTTGATTTTACAAGTGGTAATACTCCTTATATTGTTAATTGGTTAACACCATTATACGCTTCGGCATCAACAACAGGGAATTATTCAATCACAGGATTAAGTGCTGGTACCTATCAATTCTATGTAAACGACTCATCAGTTCCAGTTAATCAATCTTCAGGAGTTATACAAGTTTATATTACATCTGCAAGTACCTTATTCATACAAGATGTTCAAAATACATCATGTGGATTATCAAATGGGTCGTTGTCGGTTAATACATACACCAATTATGGTACTAATGAAATAACATTATTTAAAGACAATATTCAATATAGCACGGCGTCGGTTACAAGTGCTAATCAATATACATTTGTTAATTTACCTGAAGGTGTTTATTATGCAACTTGTACTAATTATGGTGGATGTTATGGGGAATCTGAGAATGTTGTACTTTACAATACAAGTTTTATGGATTTTGGATTTTACGTTGTTAATAATCCCGCGTGTTCACTTAATAATGGTAAAATATATGTGACAGGAGTTACAGGAATACCACCATATACATATACGTGGTCATCAAATATTAGTGGTTCTCCAACTACATCATCTGTTACAGGTTTAACTAGTGGTAACTATTTTTGTACCGTTACTGACTCACAAGGATGTTCAATAACAAAAACAACTACAGTATTAAATGCTGACCCGATAGGTTTAATAACATATACATTAGTTTCACCAACTTGTACAGGTTCAACAGGTTCAATTACTTATTACATATCAGGTGGTACAGGACCTTACTTTTATTTATTAAGTAATGGAGATTCTTTAGTTAGTTATGACCAATTTTTAACTTTTAGTGGTTTATCGGCTGGTAATTATACGTTAGAAGTTACTGACGTTGCTTTATGTACTGCAACATTTAATGTTGTATTACAAACACCAAATACTTTCTTTGTTGTTTCGGAATCAATAACTGACTCAAGTTGTAACAATAATTCAGGGGTTTATAATATTCAATTACAAGGTGGGGCAACACCTTATACTTATAATTTTACAAACAATAGTGGTTATACATTAATTAACACTGTTAATATTCCAAATCAATCTTTTGGCGATTTATCTTCAGGTAACTATACAGTAACGATAAATGATGCGACATCTGCTTGCACATATACTAAAAACTTTTCAATTAATACAAGTTTATCATTTGCAACTTCAATAACTGCAACTACTACAAACTGTAGTTTTAATGGTGGTAGTATCTACTTAGAAGTTACACCTGTTGTAACAGGATTAACTTATACATATAGTTTATCTAATGGTGTTACATCAATTCAAACTATATCAACGGCATATACATTTTCTAATCTAACCGCAGGAGTTTATGACTTAATAGTTACTGACTCAAATTATTGTAGTCAAAGTTATTCAGTTAATGTTATAGACACAAGCCCTATTAATGTTCTTTTGTATGGTACAAGTTGTGGTAATGGTAGTGGGGGTACAATAAGCGCAATGATTAATTACACTGATTTTCCTGTTGATTTAACTTGGAGTAGTAATGTAAATGGGCAAACAGGTGTTTATCTAACAGGATTGACTGCTGGAACATATACATTAACAGTAAGTGCTGCTACAGGATGTGTAACAACTAAAAGTAAAACAATAACTTGTAATCCTTTAATTAGTTATTCTAAAGTACAACCTGTTAAAGTATCCACACCAACATATATTCCTACAAAAACATATGATTTTAGAAATATGTTATTTACAGGGTATGCTAATTTAGTTAGTGGGCATGAAGACTGTAAATTAAAATATGCTCAATTTAATTGTGATATTGAAATTACGGGTACAACATATTCATCTGTATTTTATGTGTCACCTAATTTAAATTCAATACCGTCAACGGAGAATTTTATAACAGCAATTGAGTCATTACTAACTTTAATACCTAATTTACAGAACACTGAAATTAATCCTGACACTAATACTATTGTTATTGAGTCTAAAGTTGTTGGTGGTGTTGAAGTATATAAAGATGAATTATTAACAATTAGTGTTAGAATAGTTTATGGTATTTCTTGTAGAACTTAAAGTTCTGTTTGAAGTATTTATTTTAGATGAGTTTAATAACTATTGATAGTGTTTCAGGTATCCCACCATATCAAATATATGTTTGTGATATTTTCCAATTTAATTGTCAATTTATAGGTACTTTTACCGATTACATTCCACCATCAATTAGTTTTCCTGTCCCAAGTGGGTATACTACGGCGCCTAAATTACTAATAAAAATAGTTGATTCTACAGGATGTGTCTTTACACAAGAATATATGTGTGTAACACCAACACCAACACCAAGTATTACTCCGACAAATACACCAACATTATCTTTAACACCATCGAATACTCCAACACTAAGTGTTACTCCATCATTTACTCCAACGCCAAGTATTACTCCGTCAATTACACCAACAAATACAGTTACACCAAGTATTACTCCGACTAAGACAGTAACTCCTACGGTTACGACAACACCTACACCAACTCAAACACCTGAACCTTTTTTATATGCTTACTTATTCATTGAACCATATTCAGGGTCATCAAGTATTGGTTCTTATATGAGTTCACTCGGTTCAAGTTTTTATGGTTTTACAAATACTTCTCAACCAAGTACATCAGCATCTACGTTTGATTTAGACATGAATAGATATGTTAATTATTCAGGATGGACATCAGGTTCATTCCCGTCAATTATAAAACAGACAGTACCGATTACAACAAGTGGTTTGGATTCATATGGTAACCCAATAATTGCTTACAACTTTTTAACAACAAAAGTACCTGAAAATACTGTAGGTTCTAAGGCGTGGTACACATGGATAATACCTGTGGTATATACTAATTACAAATATCAAATTGAGATTGATTTAGGAATTGTAAATCCAAATGTTTTTACAAGTGTGAAAATGGAACCAACAATATATTCAAACACATTTAATTATACTGGTGGAACTATTGTTAAGGCGGAATATAAAGTTTACACAACATACCCATCAAATACATTTGAATTGGATAATACTTACGACCTTTATTTTAGAGGAAGTAAGGTTGATATATAATTATAGTAAATGAGTTTCCCATATAAAAATCCAATATCGTCTATCCAACTAAATGGAACACAAAGTGTCCCAAGAAACAATACTTATGGTACTACTTTCAGTGTTAACAATACGGGTGGTTATATGGAGGTTTTCAGTTTATCTGACCTTTATTATACAATACCATCGGGAACAACGGGAAGTATTGAATATTCGGGTAATACTATTCCTATTGAGTTTACAAAGGGAACGGGAGCTGCTTGGTCACCTGATGTAATTACTTTGGCTTCAGATAATATTTCATCAGGTAGAAGACGACTTGGTATGTTGGCTTATGTCTATGAGGTTGACCAAGTTTATCAATATCATATTAATGATTACGAGACGTTATTTAATGCTGCGACTGCTAGTACGGGATGTGCTCAGGTATCTGATTTTGGAACAACGATAAATAATAAAACTGCTGCGGGTCAGTCGTTTATTAATTCTTGGACTGCTAACACTATTGAAGATGTTAGTGGTGCGACATATAGTACTGCGGTATGGAGAAAGTTTGTAACGGGTTCGTCAGGTGGTGTTACGGGAGCAAATGCGTATGGTTCATTCTATGATACTTCAGGTCAAACTGCGACTTTGATTAATACTGCTTATCCGATGAGATTGAATACTACCGCTGAGTCAAGTGGGGTAACAATTGTTTCAGGGAGTCAAATTACTTTTGCAAGTGCTGGAACTTATGATATTCAATTTTCGGCTCAATTACATAATACTGGAGGAGGAGGTGGGGGTAATACTGTTGATATATGGTTAAGACAGAATGGTGTTAATTTACCCGATACAAATACTAGAGTTACAGTCCCAACTAACAACCCTTATTTAGTTGCTGCCTGGGATTTTCTTATTACAGTCACCGCAGGAACATATGTCCAATTAATGTGGGCAACGGATAACACTAATATATTATTATTCGCTGAAGCCGCGACTGCTTTACATCCGGCACTTCCTTCTTTAATTGTTACAGTTATTCCTGTTAGTGGAAGTGGAGGTGGTGGAAATAGTGGGTCTTCAGGTTCTCCTGGTACTGCTGGTACTTCAGGAAGTTCAGGGTTATCATTTGGTTCATCAGGAACATCGGGTAGTGGTGGAACTTCAGGAACTAGCGGTGTTTCAGGTTCTCCTGGCTCTCCCGGTAGTTCAGGTAGTAGCGGAAGCTCTGGAACATCAGGTATTGGTGGTTCATCAGGAAGTTCTGGCTCATCTGGCTCAAGTGGTAGTTCAGGTTCTTCTGGAACAAGTGGTTCAAGAGGTTCTTCAGGAACTAGCGGTAGTAGTGGTTCATCTGGTACATCAGGAACTAGCGGCTCGTCTGGAACTTCAGGTAGTTCAGGTACAAGTGGTAGTTCTGGTACGTCAGGTTCATCAGGAAGTTCAGGTTCGAGTGGTAGCTCTGGTACGTCAGGTTCATCAGGAACGAGTGGTAGCTCTGGTACATCAGGGTCAAGTGGGACATCAGGGAGTTCAGGTACTAGTGGTAGTAGTGGTTCATCTGGTAGTTCTGGTTCATCGGGCTCAAGTGGTAGTAGTGGTACTTCAGGTACAAGAGGTTCATCCGGTACATCAGGAACTAGCGGCTCGTCTGGAACTTCAGGTAGTTCTGGTACAAGTGGTAGTAGTGGTTCGTCGGGTTCTTCAGGAACATCAGGAAGTAGCGGTACCTCAGGTAATGGTGGGTCATCGGGAACAAGCGGTTTAGATGGGATAAGTGGAACGTCAGGTTCTTCAGGGTCAAGTGGAAGTAGTGGTACATCAGGCTCAAGAGGTTCTTCGGGTACATCAGGAACGAGTGGTAGCTCTGGTACGTCAGGTAGTTCTGGTACATCGGGTTCATCGGGTAGTTCCGGTTCTGCCGGAACATCAGGTACAGGATTTACCACAATCACAAGTCCGGGTAGTAATAGAGTATTAACATCTGATGGGACATCTAATGCTGCGGTTGCTCAGGCTAGAATGACTTTTGATGGTACTACATTATCAGTTACAGGTAATACAAGTGTTAATGGTAATATAAGTACTACAGGTGTAACATCTTTTGGCAACGGAACATTTACAAAGGCGGGGTCAGCTACTGGTGATGTTCTTATTGATAATAATAGTACAGATACTCCGGGTGTTTTGTTTTATTATGCTAATAATTCAAACTTTGGTATTGATAGTTTTAATGGGTCATTTGATGTTCTAAGTGGACAGTTATTACGTTTCACAAATAAATTAAATGAGACTGGCGGAGCTGTAAAGATGGCTATAGATACCACAGGTAATGTGGTATTTACCGGATTTATAAAGGCTAATGCGTGGAGAGCCGGTCAGGTAATTAACGATATTATTTTGAGTAATACTGAAGTGACTATTAGTACAACAACTATAGCTACTAGTACTTCGGATACTGATTTCTTAACTTACAGTTATACACCATTAAGTTCTACAAGTTATTTAGTAATACATTATCACTTAGCATCTTTTGATTTTACTTCTGGTACAGGTAATGATTCATACATATCTAGAATAAAGGTTGATGGTGGTGAAATAACCTATTCAGTACAAAGCACGGTTAATGGATTTCGTACAGGTGTTTTATTTCCATTAACGGGTAGATACACTAACTCTAATACAACCGCAAAATCGATAGTAGTTGCATGTCGTAGAAGTTCTGCGGATGATAGTATCACAATAGTAAATTCATCTACTTCAATGTGGTTGAGAATAACAGAAGTTGCAAGATAATGCCAATACCACCAAATAAAATAAAATACTCAACGTCCTTTCATCCTAATACGATTAAAGTTAAGGATTGGGTTTTGGGTATTAATGAAGGTGTGGAATATGGACCGACAAGTGTTACAAAATTTTGGAATAGTATTATACCACCATCAGGTGGTTATACCATGTATGGAAACAAAGCGGTCGCTGGACCATCTATAGTAGTTGCTCAAAATGACTCAGAACTTATTGGTTTTACTCAAGGATTTGCAAGACAAACATTTAATACTGCCAACGAAGCGTTAGGATGGTATACAGGACAGACAGGACTTATATGTGTTAACCTTGATTATCCTGATATTGTAACTGACGGATTAACATTATTACTTGACGCTGGTTATGTTTCATCATACCCAAGAAGTGGTTCACGATGGGATGATTTAAGTTTTAGTGGTAATAACGGAACATTGGTTAACACACCAACATTTAGTTCAGATAACTACGGATATCTTACCTTTAACGGAAGTAATCAATTTGTTAATGTTTCGGGTACTCCTGTTGGGATAACGGCATATACTAAAAACATTTGGTTTTATTTAAACAGGACTGCAGATAACAACTTATTAAGTAGTGACGTAGGTGGACACTTTATGTATTTTTCTGGTACAAATAAATTATATTGCGGACATTCTGATTGGAGTAATTATTCTGATTATCCATCTACTGCGGATTTTAGTAATGGTGTTTGGTATAACGCATGTCTTACTTTTGACACAATAGATGGTTTTATTTTATATATTAATGGTGACGAGGATAGTGTGTACACTGCTCAAAAGACACCTGTAAGTGGTAATGGTTCTACAAGGATAGGCTCTTTCGGTCTTGGTAATTTATTAAATGGTAGAGTTTCAGTTGCCATGACTTACAATAGAGTATTAAGTTCTACTGAAGTATTAAAAAATTACAATTCATTTTCGTCAAGATTTATTTCACCTACCCAAACACCTACGATAACACCAACTCAAACAACTACAAATACTCCAACACCATCAATTACATCTACCCTAACACCAACTAATACCTCAACAAATACGCCAACACCTACTCTAACACCTACGAATACTCCTACAAATACGGTTACCCCAACTATTACCTCAACTATGACACCAACTCAAACACCTGGACCTATCTTAAGTAATCTTGTGTTATATTATGACCCAAGTAATACATCAAGTTATTCTGGTACGGGAACAACAATAAACGATTTAAGTGGAAATGCTCTTAGTGGAACATTATCCAATGTTACATATACATCACCATATTTGTCATTTAATGGGTCAAGCTCACAAATCAGTATTCCTGATAATGTTTTATTAGAACCGGGAAGTGGTGATTGGACTATTGAGTTTTGGGTAAGTCATTCGGTAATTACAGGTTCAAGTAGAATTTTAATTGCGAAAACCAATGGAGGTAATTCTGCGGATTGGGGTTATGGATTGAGGACGGTATCTAACGGTAATACTTATTTGGAAGTTGGTAATGGTACAACATCAATAACTTCACCATCATATGCAGTATTTACAAACACTTGGTATCAAGTTGTCGGTGTATGGACTAACGTGGTTTCTAACTCAATTGAATTGTATATAAATGGTGTTAGTCAAGGAAGTAACAGTCATTCATTTACAAGTATTAAAAATACTACAAGCCCTTTATATGTGGGTTCATTTAATGGAGGACAATTCTCTCAATGGTTAAATGGTAGTGCTGGTATTGTAAGAATTTATAATAAAGCATTAACTGGTTCGGAAGTATTACAAAACTATAATAATGATTATACTAAATATATACCTGTAACACCAACACCAACACCTACAATTACACCAACTAGTACTATAACTCCGACACCATCAATTACACCGACAAATACTCAAACACCTACACCGTCAATTACACCAACTAGAACTGTAACACCTACGCCATCAATTACACCAACAAATACTCAAACACCAACTCTTTCAATAACACCAACAAATACGATTACTCCAACACCGTCAATTACTCCAACTAGAACTGTAACACCTACCATATCAATAACCCCTACTAATACTCCAACACCAACAACTACCCCAATACCTGTTACAGGTGTTACATTCTCACAAGCATTTACAGGTGGTACCGCTCCATCGATAGCTATAGAAACTGCTTGGAACACATTCAGAGGCCGATTAACTGGTACCACATACACTCAATTTGTGTGGTCGAGTACTAATGGTAATACTTTAACTGTAAGTCACCCTACCTTAGTACAAACATTAGCAAATGCATTAAGAACCGCAACAGTTACTGCGGTTACTATTAATAGTGTATCATGGAATGTAGGTACTGGATGTGGTACTCCTAAAATCGGTGGTGTTGCAGTAGAGTTTTCTAATATTGGAAGTTGTAATGCGTCAAGTACATACGCCTTAAGACCTATGATTAATAATCTTAACTGGGGTGGAACTAATCAATCAACAGTTAATGCTCCATCACAAACAATAACACTTACATTTAGTTAAAAATATGTTTTATATATTTGATTTTAATACAAATTCTAAAGTATCCAATGTTGAATTTCAAACATATGACGATGCTATGAATTGGTTTGTAGAATATGGTAATATCGTTGACTACACAATAATAGAAGAATAACACTATGGCAACATCAAGACCCTTCGCATATAACACAGGTTCAACAATTTCAGGGACAGAACAAGTCGGAAGTATTGCTATTGGTACACCAACAAGTGGATTTACATCCACAGGTTTAAGATGGTGGAATGGTCCTGATGAAGATTTGGGTTATGTAATTGCTCATACTGTTCCATCAGGAACACAACCAAATCCTGTTGGAGTTCCTGCTTATATTGGTTTTTGGAGAACATCAGGTAAGACAGATAATAACTTTATTAGTTTGTCTCAGTACGTATCAAGTTTTACGGGAACACCACAAACATTCGCAAGTGCTTCAGCCGCTAAAACATGGTTAAACTCGGCGGGATATTGGACATCTTATGTTAGTTCATACACATATTATAGATGGCAAATAACCGCAACAAAAACAGCACCACCTGATGGTAACTGTACGCAGGCTGCTGAGTTTGTATTCCAAGTCGGAGGTGTTGACCAAAGTATGACGGGTGTTACTGTTACAAACCCTGGTGGCAGTAATCCTGTAGGTGAAGAACCCTCAAAATTAATTGATGGTAATTTGGCAACAAAAGGATTAGATTTAAATTTTGTTTCAAATGGTAATGTTACTAATTTTATATTCCAATTTTCGACTGCTAAAACATTTAATGGATATAGATGGGCTACCGCAAATGATGCTGAAAGTAGAGACCCTAAATCATGGACTATTGCGGGTAGTAATGACGGAACAACATGGACTACATTACATACGGTTACTAACTTTACAGCTACTGTTGCTCGACAAACTTATCAAACCGCACAAACTTATTAATTTATTTCTTTAATTTTTATTTAAAATTAATACTTTTTGTATAAAACGTTTACATGAAAATTTTTATACAAGTTGCGTCTTATAGAGACCCACAGTTAATCCCAACTATAAAATCTGCATTAGAAAATGCTAAACGACCTGAAAACTTAGTTTTCGGTATTGCTCGTCAGTATCATCGCGATGATAATTTTGATAATTTAGATGAATATAGAGATGATGAAAGATTTAGAATAATTGATATTCCTTATTATGAATCTAGAGGAGCATGTTGGGCGAGAAATCAAATACAACAATTGTACGATAAAGAAAATTACACCCTCCAAATTGACTCACATATGAGGTTTGCCCAAGATTGGGATGATGAGATGATTAGGATGATTAAACAACTTCAAAAGAAAGGATATAAAAAACCTTTATTAACAGGATATGTTTCATCATTTGACCCTGACAATGACCCAAGTTTACGTGTGAATGAACCATGGAGAATGGCGTTTGATAGATTTATTCCTGAAGGTGCTGTTTTCTTTTTACCTGAGACAATTCCTGGTTGGCAAAATCTAACTGAACCTGTTACCGCAAGATTTTATTCCGCTCACTTCTGTTTTACTCTTGGTAAGTTTGCTAAAGAAGTTCAACACGACCCTGAGTTTTATTTTCACGGAGAAGAGATTTCAATTGCCGCAAGAGCTTACACTCACGGATATGATTTATTCCACCCACATAAAGTTTTGATTTGGCATGAATATACTCGTAAAGGTAGAACCAAACAATGGGATGACGATAAACAATGGGTTGATAAGAATAATTTTGCTCATAAAAAAAATCGTTCTCTATTTGGTATGGATGGTGAGGAAAATATGAATCATGGAAAATATGGGTTTGGTAAAGTTAGAACTTTAAGAGACTATGAAAAATATTCAGGACTTTTATTTTCAAAGAGAGCTGTTCAACAATATACATTAGATAAAGGTTATCCACCTAATCCATATAACTTCAATTCAGAAGAAGAATTTTTAAAATCATTTACATCAGTATTCAAACATTGTATTGATATTGGATTTACCCAAGTTCCTGAAAAGGATTATGACTTTTGGGTTGTTGCATTTCATAATGAAAAGGATGAAACAATTTACAGACAAGACGCTGATAAAGGTGAAGTTGATAGAATGTTAAGAGACCCTGATGGTTATTGTAAAGTTTGGAGAGAGTTCTTAACTGATTCAAAACCAAAATATTGGGTGGTTTGGCCACATTCGGAATCTAAAGGATGGTGTGATAGAATAACGGGAAATTTGTAATGAGACACATAGAAAAAATTCCAAAATTCGTTGTTAATCTTGAAAGAAGAAAAGACCGATTAGAATCTATTACTAAAGAAATGAAATGGATAGAATGGGACTTTGAGGTCTTTAATGCTATTGATACTAATTCATACATGGGTATTACGTTATCACATATTGAAATATTTAAAATTTGTGAAGAAAGGGGGTATGATAGGGTTATGGTGATTGAAGATGATAGTATTTTTATGCCAAACTCAAAAGAAATAATAAATAAAATTGATGAATTTATTTTTGATTTTGATTTAATTAATTTGTCACCGACATTAAATAGACCTGTTAATTTACATGACAATAATTTTTTTCTTGATTTGAGTAATTATCCTGAATGTCGACCTGATTTAAGAGGTACATATTCCGCTAACATGACAATTTACAGTTCAAATATATTTCAAAAGATAAAAGAAATTGATTCGGTTAAATTATCATCTGAATCTTATTTTTACGCATTTGACGATTGGATTTATCAATTTATACACCCTAATTTTAAATGTGTGGCGCCTTATAATCCAGTTGCGACTCAAACCACTTTTTATTCTGATATATCACATGGTGATTATAACAATTTTTATTTACAAACTTATAATTGGAATGGATATTCACCTGTAAAAATACCATCAGAATATATGGATTATAATAATAATCAAATATTAAAATATGAAAATTAAATTTATAACTGCAATATATTCTAATTTAAATGGTACTGATTATGGTGGTAGACAAAATAGAGGTAATCATTATCGTTGGAGTTTAATATCGTTATTAAGAATGACAAACGCTGATTTTGTTTGTTATACAAGTCATGAAGAAATTGAAGAATTAAAACATTTTTTTTATTTTGAAAATAATATTTCAGAAAAACAACTACAAATTGTTGAGTTTAATTTGGAAAATAGTAAGTATTTCAATCTAATTAAAGATTTTAAAAATGTTGAGTCAGTTAAAAATGGAGATAGATGTTTTGAAATACAATACAACAAGTTTTTTTGGTTTTTAAATGAAGATATGTCATACGACTATTATTATTGGATAGACGCCGGTTTATCACATTGTGGTCTTTTACCTGATAAATATTTAGAATTTAATGATGAATATCAGGGGTATTACAATAGTTATTTTTTTGATAATATTTTTTTAAATAAATTAATAACTAAAAGTGAGGAAAAAATATTAATCATTGGTAAAGATAATGTTAGAAATTATTGGAGTGGTACTATACCGCCAGAATTTTATAAAATTTATGATAATTCATTACATATCATTGGAGGACTTTTTGGGGGTAAAAAAGATAATTTTATAAAATTAGTTGAATTATTTGAATTCAATTTTAATTGGATAATTAATGATACTAAAAGTTTATGGTTCGAAGAACAAATTCTATCATTAATGTATCAAAATTATATTGATATGTTTAAAATGTTCTATTTTGAAACATGGTGGCATGAAACAAATGGCCCGCCAGGTCTATCTGAGGATTATTTTACAATAAATAAAAGTTTTTACAAAGCTTTAGAGGATATTAAGTATGAGTAATATTACATTAGTTACAGGATTGTGGAATATTGGAAGAGAAAATCTTGAAGAAGGATGGTCTCGTTCTTTTTCATATTATTTAGAAAAATTTGAACAACTATTAAAGGTTGAAGAAAACTTAATAATTTTTGGTGAAAAGGAATTGGAAGAGTTTGTTTGGGAAAGAAGAGACCAAAGTAATACGCAATTTATTTTAAGAGATAAGAGTTGGTTTGTTGAGAATGACTTTTACAATAAGATACAACAAATCAGAAACAATCCCGAATGGTATAATCAATCAGGATGGTTGAAAGAGTCAACACAAGGAAGATTAGAAATGTACAATCCACTTGTTATGTCAAAAATGTTTTTGTTAAACGACGCAAGGATTTTTGATAGGTTTAATTCAGAGTTTTTATTTTGGATTGATGCTGGACTTACAAATACTGTTCATCCCGGATATTTCACACATGATAAGGTATTAGATAATTTAAGTAAGTATATTGATAAGTTTACATTTGTTTGTTTTCCATACGACGCAAATAATGAGATACACGGATTTTCATACCCAAAGATTAATGAATGGGCAGAAGATGATGTGAAGAAAGTTGCTCGTGGCGGATTTTTTGGTGGACCAAAAGAAACTATATCACAAATGAATGGTGAATATTATAACCTATTGAATGATACCCTATCAAGTGGGTACATGGGAACGGAAGAATCAATATTTTCAATAATGGTTTATAAGTTAAGTGAGTACATAAACTATTTTGAAATTGATTATAACGGTTTATTTGGGAAATTTTTTGAAGATTTAAAAGATGACAAATTAATTAAAAAAACTGAATTTGTTAAAATTCAGCATGATTTAGATATAGATAAAGTTGCATTGTATGTTATAACATTCAATTCACCAAAACAATTTAAAACTCTAATTCAGTCAATGATTGAATATGATAAAGATTTCTTGGACAAACCAAAAAAGTTTTTATTGGATAACTCAACTGACCTATCAACAACAGAAGAATACTTGAAACTTTGTAAAGAATATGACTTTGAACATATTAAAAAAGATAATATAGGTATTACAGGTGGAAGACAATGGATTGCTGAACATTTTGATGAAACAGGTTTAGACTACATGTTATTTTTTGAGGACGACATGTTTTTTTACTCACAAAAAAATGAAGTGTGTAGAAATGGGTTTAACAGATATGTAAGTAATCTATATCAGAAAAGTTTAGAGATAGTTAATAAAGAAAACTTTGATTTTTTAAAATTAAATTTCACAGAATTTTATGGGGATAATAGTACACAATGGAGTTGGTATAATGTCCCACAAAATTTCAGAGAACAACATTGGCCAAAAAACCCAAAATTACCACAACATGGTTTAGACCCTAATGCTCCTAAAACAAAGTTTAACGAGATAAAAACACATAAGGGTATTCCATATGCTTCAGGGGAAATCTATTTGTGTAATTGGCCGATAATTCTTTCAAAAAGTGGGAGTTATAAATGTTATTTAGATACAAAATATCAGCATCCATATGAACAAACTTTAATGTCTCACAACTTCCAAAACACAATTAAAGGTAAGTTAAAACCAGGTATTTTATTACTCACACCTACCGAACATAATAGATTTGAACATTATGATAGTAATTTAAGGAAAGAATGTTGATTTTTTGATATTTATTTAAAAAACTATTAATGGAATTTTTTATTAACAAAGGAGCAACACTACCTGTTCTTAAAATGCAAGTGGTTAAAGATGGTATTGCTGACATAACAGAGTTCATGTCAATAATCGAAAATTCGTTGATTTACTTTTCCATGATAGACGTTAAAACAGGGAGTTATAAGATTCTGAATAAGAAAGGAGGGTTTGTTGAGAAGACATTTGTTGACCCAAATGCTGAGACAGAATACTATGTTTATTATAAATTCACTTCAAGTGATACAAGTAGAGAAGGTCTTTATGAAGGGGAGTTTGTTTTTATTACTGATACAGGAACTTACATTTTACCAATCAGAGAAAAACTAACGATAAAAATTGGTAATAGTTACGTATCTATCTAATATGGAATGGTTTATTAAGAAAAACTCAACGTTACCAATTTTCCAAGTTGAGATATCAAAAAACGGAAGAAGTGATTTTGGTTTAGATGAAAATATATCGGGTAATACAATTTTAATTTCAGTATATGATGAAATTAATAAGAAATATATTGTTGCATCCAAAGAATGTTATATTACAACAAGTGCATCAACTGTTAATCCTTTAGACATTACTTATTATGTAAATTACCAATTTACAAATAGAGAAACAAAAAATGAAGGTAAGTTTTTAGTTCAGTTTTTAAAACAATCATCTCAGGGTACTGTTATTATACCATTACCTGAAAAAATTTATGTAAGTGTTCTTAGTAGTTTTAGTTTAAATTCTTACCCATATCCTTCTAATAATCCTTATATTATAGATAGACCATGTTGTGACGCACCTGCCCTACCAGCAACACCAACACCGACACCATCTATAACTCCAAGTGTAACACCTACTCTATCTATAACACCAACAGGTACACCTGCAAGTACACCGACACCAACAACAACCCCAACATTTACTCCGACACCATCTATTACTACACCACAATATTACGCTTATGTATTTGCAGAACCACAAGATTCTTCGGCAAGTGGTTCGTTGTATGGATTAGGAAGTTATATGTATTATTCAGGTGCTGGAGTAACATTAGGACAAGATACTAATGTTGATTGGTACGGATGGGGTAATTCAGGAGCTCTTCC